AGCATCTCACGATAGTTTTCACCACCAGGCAAAGTCCATTGCTCGTGCGCAGCTCCCTCGTCGATTTCACCGTTAAGCCTCATTCTTTCGGCTATCTGGCTGAATCTGTTCCATTGGTTGTTTGCCAAGTCTTGCGCAATATCATCAACGGTCTCATCGTATTCGTCAGCATTACGACTACCACGACGACCCATCAAGTATTGAGCTTCTTCACGCGCCTCTTCATAAATTAGTTTTTCAACGATTTCACTATCGGTTACAGGCTTCAGTGTCTTTTCGCTGATATTCGGTGTGGGCTTCTGAGACAGATGGCCAAGGAACTGCTCATGCGTCATCTTTGGTTCGTTCATCAGCGACTCAAGGCCACGCTCTTTGAGTTCAGTGGGCTTGACGCCAGGCAACGCCATCAACTCTTTAAGGAACTCGGAACCAGTTCCTACCTTACGCTTGAGAGCCTTAGCCCCCATGTCCAGTGCTGAATAAAAGGGTCTGCCCTTGCCGATTAACTCATTCATAACGGGCGCTCCTCTATCTCTAAGTGATGTGCGTGGGTGACTTGTCCACCCTTGGCTTTATGTAGTTTCTTGCCTTGTACGTGCGAGCCCGTGGGGGCGACCAACAGCTTCTCATACACTGGATGATGCTTACCCTGAATGGATATGCGTCCAACCTCTTCTCCTACGCCAAAGATGTCTCCACGGCTGTGAGGTCTTAATGTGGGGTTAGCTCCAGTCATTGTGTTGACTAACTCAGCAGGCGAGGCGTACTCCGTGGACAATCCATAATGATGGCCTTTGCCACTCTTCTCAATCGTTGCCAAGAATGCCAAGTCTTTGAGCAACTGATCTCCGCCTTCGTGCTTAAACAGTCCTTTACGGACTAGGTTGCTCTTGGTAATGCTTCCAAATTTAGGATCAATCTCAGTCAAGTCTGATCTGATGCCTGACATCATGGGGCGCCCAGTGCTTGGGTCGATGGCCACACCCAAGTCGTGCATGATCTCAAAGTCCATGGGCTCGCCAGTTTGTGGGTTGATGTACGAACCTGATGGGAATCCTTCGCGCCCTTGGCCAGTTTGTGCAAGGACTTTCTCAATCATCTTTTGTTGGAATGGGTGTTTCTCGGCATCTGCAAACCAACGGTTGGGCGCAGGCACGATGGGAGTTCTGCCAGACTCACGAAGCTTTTGGAGCATCTCTTCAATAGATGGGTATTTCACTTCGCCTCCTTGAGCTTTAGTGATGTCTGGTTCATTGACGTCATATGTGCCACGGTTTCCAATGGCTGACTTAATCTGTGTTGGGTGAAACGCCACGAATGCTTTGCCAGACTCGTGAGGTGCGTTGTAAGGCGCTCCATGTGGATACTCAATCCCATCATATCCTTGGCTTTTAATCCAGTCTGTGCGCTCTTTATCAGTGTTGCCTGGTACATCATACCAATCAGTCATGGATTTCATAACAAATGGATTTTTGATTTGAGCATGAACAGGCATCACATTTTGATTTTCTTTATGCTGATCTGCATAAAAGTTTGCTAATGTTGGCGATTCTGTTAAATGAAAGCCATGTCCAAAATAAGGGCGCTTTATTTTGCTTTCATCAAACTCTTTTATATCTGCGCCAGTAGCATGATAGAGGCGTTCTTTTGCTTTACTTGGCTCAAGAAACTTAGATTTATTTGCCTCACGCTGATGGTGGGGCATCACCTTGGTTAACGCAAGGCGCATCTGATCCATTGAGGGTTTGGGTTTACTCATTACTCAATTATCCACCGAGGGCTTGAGTTCGTCTACCGACCTTTTCTTTCTCCATCTGATCCAATCCCTCAATTGCTGCACCGCGAGTTGCTCACCTATGTCCGCTTCAGGCAACACCGTGATGTCGAACCGATTCTCACATATGGTGGTCTTAACCCCATCCATGTGGATCAGCCTTTTGTACGTCGTCTCCGTTTGGGCAAAGTATCCGAAGTCATTGCCCGAATCCATCAGTTCAGTCTCAATCGTCATGTCACACCCCCAGTTCAACTAGTATTCCCTACTGAGCGTAGGGGTTTTGCTTGCTACGTGCGTTGTAAATCTCCGCATCGGTGATGTCCTCTTGCGTGATCTCCTCCCTTGGGGGCGCGTCAATGCTGATCCACCCCGCGTCCCTCAAATACCTCAACCCTTGGCTGATGCAGTCCACGAACTCATCATGCGCTGACTCAGGGAACGAACAGATCTGGCTTACCATGCCCTCCGCCCAGTCCCTCACGTATCCCTTCCTCACACTGCTCTCAGGTATCCATACGCGCCCAGCTTTGATGATGTTCGCCACAATGGATAGCCTTTGCACTTTGTCTGCGCGACCAGGGTTATACGCCTGAACTGGTATGTGCGCCCTTTGCAAGTCTTGGATCAATGATATGCCTGCGGACTTATCCTCAACCAAGACGAGGTCAACCAACTTCCTGTCTTTCCCTTCTCCATATACGACCTCATACTCTTCGAGAACTTTAGGTCGCAAGTCTGGATACTGTAAGTGTTCTTGCCAACAATCCAAGATGAGTACAGACATCCCCCCATCCAAGGGCTTGAATACTGCCAATGTGATTGATCCCGTTGGATCGTTGTATGTTTTATCTGAGGTGGCGCAATCATAGCTTTGGACGATGTATTCAAGCTTAGGGAAAGCCTTACCATCAGGCCATAGCCTGAACCAATCCCTCTTTACTATTCCACCCTCCTCAGCGTCGATCAGCTCCGCGTAAATCTCCTGTCGCCCTAGCTTCATCCCCTCATAGGACATGATCTGCTTCTTGAAGTTCTCCGCCAAGTTGTCAATGTTAGCGTATGTGGATGCACGCGTGATGACAACATCATCCCCTTCGCGCCCTACTAGTTCAACTATTAAGTCTTTAGGTTTAGGAGTTGTTGAGCAAATCAACTTGGTCTTCTTACCCAAGCGCATACCGAACTGTATCTGATCCCACGCTTCCTGAAGGTATTCCCACGCTGCCAACTCATCAAGCCATCCCCCATGGAACTGTGGCCCCCTGAAGCGCTCGGGCTCCGAGGCTGGGATGCCTTTGATGAACGAGCCATTGATCAAATGTATCTCATGAAGGCTTGAGTTGTACTTCTCTACTAGTTGAACTGGGATTACATTGAGGAGCCCTGAGTCACCCTCAAAGCACGTTCCCTTCAAGTCTCCGCTAGTCGGAGCCGATACAAGCCATCTCGTGTTGGGATTGTTCCATGCCCATGATGCCAACGTCTCAGCCGATGCCCTAGTCTTCCCTGCTCCACGTCCTGCGAGCATCAGCCATATGCTCCACCAATCCCCTGATGGCTCAATCTGATGCTTATGCGCCTTCTCCCTCAGCCATTGATACTGCCATAACCACACGATCTGATCTATGGCGCTGAGCTTGGTGAACTCGGCTTGGGTCTTGGGGTCCATCAGGACCTCGTCGACCAACTCTAGCGTCTGGCTCATTCGGCTTGTCTTGCAAGCTTAATGTTCTCTAGCAGTTGGCCAAACACATTGATGTTGTGCTCGATCACCACAGGCTGAGTATCCGATCCAGTGTGTTCTGTCCTAGCCAGTTTGGGGATGTGATACTCCACCACCGATTGGAACAGATCGAATGCCTTCGCTGGATTCGGTGGTGTGATGTACTCCCCAGTGGGCTCACCCTCCTCATCCAACTTCTGCACTCCATTGGCTACCTGATCGAGCCATCCAGTGAGCCTATGAGCGTTTCCATCCACGAATGTGGCTATGGCCTGTCTTGCGTCAGAAGTCGCCTTATTTGGGCTTCCCAAGGGCCTCCCAGCCCCTTTCTTCGCTGTTCCCATACTACCTCCAATATTTGTAAATTGTTTATTGATACTAAAGTATAACGTAGAACTTTATGATTAGTTTACTACCTATAGTATCTTTGTATTGGCGTAGTGTATCTGATGAATTCTTTTGTGTAAATAAAAAAAGAGGAGCTTCTTTACGGCTCCTCTAAACTCATGGCAACTGCTTCCATGATCTTTCTTTGCAATCTATTCCTCTTGGTCGCTTCTTAGTATTTTATGCTCCGCCCATTTTCTATATGACTTCAACTCTTCGTTTTCTTTCTTGAGCCGATCTATTGTTCCTTGCATGTGCTTCATTCTACTCATGGCTTGTTCTATCCAGTCTTTGACTTCGTTTGTCATTGCATGAGTATTTGGCTCTGCTAGTTTCTTTGTCGCCATTTACCTTCTCCAAAATACAAAGTCTAGGTACATCACCAATATGGCTATGATATAGAGAACTGTGAGTATTGGCACTCCACGAAATCTTATTTCGATGTCAGTTTCTTTTTCCATGTCATTGTATCCTTTGCGATGGTATGCGGTTACGGATGGCTTCTGCAAGTTCTTCCTGTTTCCACTCACTTGCTAATTCTGCGCAAGCCTGCCTCTCAATGAAGATGGCTTGTCTTGTAGTCTCTATTGCGACTTGCATGATCTCGGCTCGTGCGAGAACAAGCGCTTCATCAAACTCTGTCTGCGTGAAGAATGTTTGAGCGCCTGAGCTTTGTAGAAGTTGGCGTGCCAACCCACTCAGTTCTTTCTTTTCTGTCATGCGATTCTCGCTACTTTGGCTTTACGCATGACGGCCTCATACTCTTTCTTGGCTGCATCATCTAACTTGCGCATGGGCAACTCTTGATAGTATTTCCACTTGGCTTGGTACTCGGGCTGTTCTGATGGTGGCACCCAACCGTTTGCCCTCCATCTGATTGTGATGTCGGTTCCCGCTGGCGTGTAAATGTATTCTTTTCTCATTTTTACTCCTAAAAAAGATTGATCTGTGTTCTGACTTGTCCGCCAGAGTCATACCGTCTCGATTCACCCTTTGGATATGGGTAAACATCATACTTCAACTTAGACTCTAGAAGTTTCTTTTCTTTCCTGTCAGCATGGAAGTAAATATACCTGTGCTTTCTTGACCTCTGAACATAGTAGAAATCATCTCCATACTTCTCCTTCATGGTCTCAAGGCTCATGCCGTCCGAAATGGTCTTGGAGTGCTTGTGCTCTTGGCCCTTGATTGTCCAATCCACTCTGTTGGCGCTTAAACCCGTGTACAAGAAGTTTGTGGCTTGGTAGACATACCCAACGTGCCCTTGCTCTGTATCTGCGTAAAAAACCACAATTGTGGGCTTGGGTAGTAGCTTGATCGAATTGGCCACAAGAAAGCTCGCCTCGTTGTTTTTGTTATTCATAAGGCAAATCCGATTCAACTCCAACACCTTCTCCGAATACTCTTCTCCACAGATGCCCATGCAAAGGGAAGGAGAGGCAGGGATACCATACATGATCACCCCTGTTAGCTCTTCTTCCACATATAGCCCAAAGGCATACATGATTTGGGGTATGCGTTTGGCGTAGTGTTTCTCTAACAACCAAGGCTCTACCTCAAAGTTCTTGATGGGTTGCACCCTCATGCAGTTTCTCTCTCCAAGATGCCTTGCAAAGATTTGAGCAACAACTCAGCTTGATCTCTTGGGATGACGCAAGTGGTGCTACCGTTTTTGTGTGATACCCACAGCCATACAGCTTCACCATTATCCCAGTTGTCGAATGATACACGTGCGCCGTTTTCGCCTTTGACAATTACTTCTTCCATGATTGCTCCTTTGAGCCCCCGAAGGGGCGGTTGGTTTAGATGGTGGGCTTGAATGTTGTGCGAGTTGTAGACTCTTTGCGGAAGGACTCTAAGTCAGCTTCTGTGATGCCGAACTTGGCGCACAATGCATCCATGTCGATAGAACCTTTGACGGTTGTGGCCTTGATCTCTAAGCCATATTTCTCGCCACGGAACTCGCCGAGGCCGAAGTTGACGAGGAGCAAGTCTTTAGAATTTTCCCAAGCCTTCTTGATGGCTTTGTACTCGCGGTCGAGAACTGCGAATGAATCAATAGGATTCTTGAGGGACTCAACTGTTGCAGTTGCTTGGATGGTTGCTTGAACTTCTGTGATCATTTGGAACTCCTTTGTTAAACCTGCTGTAGTGCAGTGATTAGAATTCTAACTGAAAATTAGACTCTTGCAACAATTATTTTAATACCCGACTAATTTGTGGGGTTTTGTAGTGTTGAGACAACATTTTTGATGGTTTCGTTCAGGGCGTCGAGTTCGTCCATCTTAGCTATAGCCCACGCCCTCTTCTGACCATGCCAACCCATCATGCTCCCTTGGTGGCACGACTTACAGAGAGCCACTACCGTCCAATGCAGTCCCTGTTTGATGTGGTGGGCGTCTGATGGGCCATGCTGACCGCAGACTGAGCATGGTTGCTCTTTGACCATGCCCACCCACGTCCTTTCTTTTGCGTTCATTTTGCTGTTCAAGATACCGCCCTATCCATAACACGATTAGAAGCCTCTGTAGACCTCCATACCTCGATTCTAGCTTGGGCTGATATCAACCCCCATCTAAGCTCTTCTTCGCGTTGTACAGCCCCTTCTAGCCCACTTAGCAGTTGGGTATAGACTGGGTCAGCATATGCCTCTATTTCTGCGCTAGCGGCCGTTTTAGCAACTCCAGAGGTCATGGCTGCCTTCATAAGCATCGCCTTTTGACTCTTACGGTACTCTTCCAAATAAACGCGGTGTGCTTTGGCTTCTGCGTACTTAATTCCGTGGGTGTAAAGGTAGTCTACTGCTTTATCAATTTCTTTCATGTGTTCTTCTCCTTCAGCTTGTCTTCTGCCCATCTTGCTCCGTTAATAAAGTCAAAGTTGTGTGTCCTTTCATCTTTCATGTCTTCAGAAGTCAGTCCTACCCATTCACGCTTGCCCATTGCGTTGACTGCCTTGTCTACGCTTGATTGCATTTGATATTGCATTCCATCAATAAACCCATGTTCGTAATCTGCGCCTTTGTCTAAGTAAGGTTTTTTACGCAAGATAACTTTGTTAGGATCTGTTGGGTGTGGTTTAAATGGCATTGTTTTTCTCCTTGAGGTATTTTTCGTAGTCGCTCATTAAAGATACTGCCGTTTTTCTGTCCCAGTTTGATGGGTAATACGCAACAACAAATTGCGCCTTTTCCTCATCTGTCATTCCTACCCATGTGCGTTGTGGTGTGGTGTAGAGAGGAATGGTGCAACCAAAGTTTTTTGCGCCTTCTATGTGCCTTGCAAATATTCCTGATGGTGTGCTGTCATTCATCCAC